ACAAATGGCTTCGTGAGAACGGACTGGGTGACCTTATCAAAAATGAGGTAACCGTTGCTTTTGGACGTTCCGAAGATAACAAGGCACAGCAATATGCTGTCCTTGCGCAAGGTCAAGGGTACGAACCTATCCAGAAATTAAAGGTCGAACCAATGACACTTAAAGCATTAGTCAGAGAGCGTGTTGAGGCTGGACTCGATATGCCTTCTGACTTATTTAACCTGTTCACAAGCAACAGAACAAAAATAACAAGGAATAAATAACCATGAATGAAGTAACAGAAAAAAAGTCTGCTCCTCTTCCAGCTAATATGTTTGAAGAAGATGCAGCAAAAGGTTTAGGCGCAATAGGTCAAGAAGATCTTGCCTTACCTTTTCTTAAAATCCTAGGACAACTTTCACCAGAAGTTAACAAACGTGATGGTAAGTATGTTGAGGGTGCAGAACCAGGAATGATTTTTAATTCTGTTTCTGGAGAGTTGTATGATGGAGTGAAAGGCTTAGATGTCATTCCTGCATTCTATAAACTTGAATACATCGAGTGGAAAGATAGAGGAGAAGGACCAGGTGCACCAGTTGCAATTTATGATTCTTCATCTGATATCATGTCCAAAACAAAACCAGATGCAAACTACAAAGATAGATTACCAAATGGTAATTACATTGAAAAAACTGCATCGCATTTTGTTATCATAACTGGTGACAGTCCAGCGACTGCATTAATTTCTATGAAGTCTACTCAATTAAAAATTAGTAGAAAATGGAATTCAATGATGTCGGGCATAAAACTAAAAGGTAAAAACGGTTTATATACGCCGGCATCTTTTAGCCACATTTACAAACTAAAGACTACTCAAATGTCAAACGATAAAGGCACTTGGTTTGGTTGGGAAGTAAGTAAAGTTGGTCCTATTACTGACGCGAGTATCTATCAACAAGCTAAATCTTTTTCTGAAAGCATCTCTAAAGGTGCAGTAAAAGCAAAGCATGGTGAAGAGAAACCAGCAGAAAGTAAAAGCATTATATAATCCCTCCGGGGTATGTGCACAGCGTGGGCCGCAAGGGAGACTAAGTGGCCCGCGTAGACAGGATAATTATGCAAGAATATATAAAAATATTTAATGGCTATAGACATGCATATGGAATTGCAGATTGGACTAACGCTGTTGTAGATCCAGAAAGCGGTAAAAAGAAACCGGTATACAGATGGAACTACGAAGAGTTTACTGACGTTATTTATCAAGAACATTTAGAGGGAAATATTTCTGTAGGTATTCAACCTACTAATGAAAAAGGTAGCGCTATATTTGGAGTCATAGACGTAGACCCAAAACAATATGAAAACTTCGACAAACAATTTTATTTAGAAACTATTCAAGAATATAAACTGCCCTTAGTGCCAATAGAATCTAAAAGTGGTGGACTCCATTTATATTTATTTATGAATGAATTTGTACAATCAACAATTATTGTATCGTTCTTAAGTAACTTATTACCTATATTTAATCTTAAACCAGACTGCGAGATATTTCCTAAACAAACACAACTAACAAAGGATCCGGAAACAGGGATTTTAAAACCGGGACAGTTTATAAATTTACCTTACTACGGTGGACAAAGACGTGCAGTCAATATTGATGGTACTTTCTTTACATTAGAACAATTTATAAAAGTTGCAGATGCAAACATAACTACAGTAGAAGAGTTAAAAACACTTACAGAAGACATGGAAAAGCAATCTATGGAAGGTGTTGATGAGGATTTTTTAGAAGGACCACCGTGTCTTGCTTTAATATCTAAAATATCTAACCAATCTAGCTTTGATGGTAAAGATAGATTTATGTATAACTATCATGTGTTTGTTAAGATGAAATACCCAGATACATGGGAACAAAAAGTTAAGAACGCACCAGTAAAATATTTTGCAAGAGAACACGCAAATGCGTGGGACGACAATAAACTAAAACAAAAAACAAGATCATGGAATCGATCAGAAAAAGGTTACACTTGTAACCAGAGTCCTATTAGTGATTTTTGTAAGAAGGGTATATGTGTTAAAAAGAAGTTTGGTATACTAGCAGGATCAAAGGGACAGTATCCTGTATTAACTAACTTAAGAAAGATAGATATAGAACCAGATCCAGAATATGAATTTGATGTAACTAAACCAGATGGTATCGGCAAAGCAACAGTGCATTGTAAAACAATCGAACACGTAACTGATCAACGTAAACGTAGAAACTCAATAGCAAAAGCTGCAGGGTTTCCACCACCGATTATAAAAGCACCTGAAGACCAAACAGTGTTAGAAACTTTGTTTCAAACACAGAAAATAATTAACCCACCTGTAGGTACATCACCAAAAGAAAAATTACACGACGTACTTCACGCAAAAATAAATGGACCCAAAGCTATGAATGATGCATCGTTTAAATCCGGCACAGTATTAATAGAAGATGGTTATGCATACTTTAAATTTGATAAATTTTATGACAAACTAAAATCTAAAAACTGGAAACACGGTGAAGATAAAACGGGTGTAATGATGAAAACTAATTACAAACATTGTGACATACAATTTTTAGAACAAAAAAGATATCCGACAAAAGAAAAAGGTAAGTACAATACACCTACAAAGAATGTGGTTTGTATAAGCATAGAACAGTTTGAGGATATTAAAATTAATCATAATAAATTATTACATAACACGGAGATAATGTAGTGTCTGTTAGAAAAATATTGGGTCCTCCAGGTACGGGTAAGACAACAAAATTATTAAAGTATGTTAAAACATTTTTAAAACTGGGTACACCTATCGATAAGATAGGTTACTTTGCATTTACAACTAAAGCAGCGAATGAAGCAATAGATAGAATGTTAGATGCATACCCTAAACTACAGAAAAAAAATTTAAAACATTTTAGAACCCTACATTCACTAGCATTTAAAACACTTGGATTAAAAAAATCTCAAGTTATGCAAGACGAACATTATGAAGACATTGGCAGGCAACTTGGAATAGAGGTTACGGTTTATTCTAATGGCCAGGAAAAAACTGGTTTTGTAGATTCTGACAGTGAGTATTTTAATATAGTTAATGCTGCAAGAATTAAGAACGTAACTGTTGAAGAAGAGTACAATACAGATATGTATTCAGACGACATAGATAAACATATGTTGCAAATATTAAAAGACGAAGTGGATAACTATAAATACTCTTACAAGTTAGTAGACTTCACTGATATGATTGAAAAATTTAATGTGGCAGAATTGTGTCCAAAATATGATGTAATATTTGTGGACGAAGCTCAAGATTTATCACCAATACAATGGAAAATGTATGATATACTTAAGAAAAACTCTAAACATGTTATCTTAGCCGGTGATGATGATCAAGCTATTTATGGTTGGGCCGGTGCAGATGTACAAAGGTTTCAAAGCGAACCTGCAAAGAACATTATTTTGCCACAATCTTACAGGGTGCCACTAGCAATACAACAGATAGCAGATCAAATATTAAATCGTATACCCGACAACAGGAGAATTAAAAAACAATGGGCACCGCGTCCGGAATCAGGGACCGTGGAACATATAACAGCGGTAGAAGATGCACCACTACATGAAAGTGATTGGTTAATACTAGCTAGAACAAATGACAAATTAATAAAATTAAAACCAGTACTAAAAGAGATGGCTATTTATTTTGAAATAAAAGATAGAAAAAGTTATAAAACAAGATTGTATACAGCAGTAAAAAATTACACAAGATGGACTAAAGGGGATAAACTTTCTTTGTCTGAATGTAAAGACTTGTTCGAATATTTAGAACTAGATAAAGAATTAAAAGAGGAAAGAATGTATGATTTGCAGGAGTTTGGTTACAATACTTCTGATGAGTGGTATGAAGTTTTTAAATCAGATCCAGAAGAATGTTTATACATAAGAGAGATGTTGAGGTCAGAAGAAAAATTAAATAGTCCAGCACGGGTCAAGCTGTCTACCATACACTCAGCAAAAGGTGGAGAAGCAACAAATGTTTTATTAATTTTAGATAATACAAAAAAAATAAGAGAAGCAGTAGACAAGAGTGAAGACAAACATGATGAAGAACATAGAGTTTGGTACGTGGGTGTAACCAGAACCAAACAAAATTTATATATAATGACACCACAAAGAGAGGACAGAAGTTATGACATCTAAAAAAGAAAACCCATACTTAAAACAAGTTTCGGGAACACATTACATGTACATGGAAATACAGCCTGCAGAGTTTATCAATAAGAATAAATTGCTTTTTGCAGAGGGGTCGGCTATAAAGTACATATGCAGACACTCAAAGAAAGGCGGAGTAGAAGACATCGATAAAGCAATACATTATTTAGAAATGATTAAACAAAGGGACTATGGAACCAAATAATCACATACCATTTTATATGGGGCTGTTTACCTGCCTACTGATTTTTTGTCATCTAGCATTATGAAAAGAAGTATAATTAGAAAAACAATTAAGATTGATAAACATAAATTTAATCTAGAGATATATCCAAGATTGGTTGATTGGGAAATATTTCCACACAATTACGATGCTGCTTTGTATGCGTTTAGCAACAAGGAAAAATTAAATAAAAAAATACAAACTAACCATGTATATCAAAAGGAAACAAGATGAAGATACCTACGTTTAGTGCACAAACAGAATGGGTTATACCTAAAGAATTTCCAGACCTTAGACAGGTTGATGAAATTGCAATTGATTTAGAGACAAGAGATCCAGACTTAATTAAAAAAGGATCTGGTGCAATTATTGGTAACGGAGAAGTTATAGGAATAGCAGTAGCGACTGCACATTACAAAGGATACTTTCCTATAGCACACCAGGGTGGTGGAAACATGGATCGTAAGAAAGTTTTAGAATGGTTTAAAGATATTTTAAACACAACTTCTACAAAAATATTTCACAATGCAATGTATGATGTATGTTGGATCAGGGCTATGGGTTTTACGATTAACGGCAGAATTGTAGACACAATGATAGCTGCAGCTGTGACTGATGAGAATAGATTTAGATATGATCTTAATAGTTTGTCATGGAAGTATTTAGGTTTTGGTAAGAACGAGGCTGCACTTGCAGAAGCAGCAGCTGAATGGGGTATAGATCCAAAGTCAGAAATGTACAAACTACCATCGTTAAATGTTGGAACATATGCAGAAAGAGATGCAGAAGCAACGTTTGGCTTATGGCAAGAAATGAAAAAAGAAATTATTGCACAAGATTTAGATTCTATATTTAATTTAGAGACAGATCTATTTCCTTGTCTGGTTGACATGAGATTTAAAGGTGTAAGAGTTGACGTAGAAGCAGCGCACAATCTTAAGAAAACATTAATAGGTGAAGAGAATGCTTTACTAAATGCTATTGAAAAAGAAACTAATGTACGACCACAGATTTGGGCCGCAAGCAGTATAGCAGAAGTGTTTGAAAATTTAAAGATAGAGTTTGAACGAACTGAAAAAACACAAGCACCTAGTTTTACAAAAAACTTTTTACAAGAACACAAACATCCTGTTGTTAATATGATTGCAAAGGCAAGAGAAGTTAACAAAGCACACACAACTTTTATAGATTCTATTTTACGTTACGAACACAAAGGTAGAATACATGCAGAGATAAATCAGTTACGTAATGCAGGT